CCTTTCGGACGTCAAATCTTTTCTATTCTAGGTACTTCAAACCTAATTCAGCCCAAGATCACAGAGCTCCTCCCAGTCTCTAAGCGGATTAGTAAACGTGGGGGCAGGGGATCCCGGACGGAGATATTTCGACAACAAGTCGTCCTGTGTTGGGATAACAAGGTCACGCCAGCCAAGCGTCCTAAAGCCACTCTTCTTAAGTACCTGGATCGCGTCATCAAGCCACTCTCTCTGCTGAAGTTCGCCCCCATCACGACGGAGCTCACGCTCGTAAGAATGGATAGGGTCATATGTGGGGGTCCAGAAACTATCGCGGATCAAGCGAAGCTCTGCACACATGATAGCAAACGAGCGAGGATTCATTCCCTGAGTGTCGTACATAGATCCCACAACCTTGCCAACCAACGTCTCAGGCACAATGGAGGGATTGATGGAATTATAAAGGCGCTGCACGGACTCATGGCAAGGTCGGAACGCTCCTACAGTATCGTAGTTTGTCCCGTGGACATTGGTCCATTTCACCTGCACGAAATGACGATGGAGAATAGCAGGACCCATTCTCTCCACCTCCCCAGCGGGGTTGACAAGAGTGTAGAAGTGAGGAAACTCATGATAAGCCTTAGGCTTAAGTTCAAGGTCGAACTGCTTCAGAAGGAAATCCTTAAAGGGGAGAAGATCAGGATATGCCGTGCGTCCCTCAAGAACGAAAATATTCACCCAAGAACCGTCGGGACCGTTAGGGACCCCTGCAATACCGTCGTCTCCATAAACCTTAAAGACGAACGGATGCCCGCAAGGAACAGCAGTGCGCACACGAAGGCCAGTGACACACGCCTCTTCAACCTCATCTGCACGCACATCATTATACTTGCGTAGAATACTAACAACATGGAGAGTATAACAGATAACACCGAGAGCAGACACAAGAGTATCAATCACGGACGTACCCAATTCTCCACTGAATATCATTCCAACAACAAGGCGCCAATCCTCCTCACTGAGCCACTTGACAAACTTGCAGGCAGTCGTATCAGCCATAGCGGCAGCAATTATGCGGATTGCAGAACGGGCGTCTCTCTTATAGAAAGAGAGAATAAAGAGATAGCAGACAAGGATAAGGATGGCCTTAATTGACTGATCCATGCGCCTAAAATCCCAATCCCACCATCGGTAATCCTGACGGTGTCCCTGAAGGTAAGCAGCAAGGTCCATGGCCCCCCCATTGCCCCATTGGAACCCAAGAAGAACGGGTCCGCGGTTGTAGAGGTACTGATAAATTGGCAAGGAGAGCA